TACTGCCGTGCAAACACAGAACAGTCGCAGACCGAGCAAACTCAGAATCTAGTAAAAGTCTAACCGACTCAAAGTAATGCGTTACTTTGACAAAAAGAAACCCCACACAGAAAAGGGAAAAACTGTGTGGGGAAAAGAAACGCTAATCAGCGAGTTTCTTTAGCGGAAACAACCCTAACCTCTTTGACAGGGTTGACCGACTTCTCAATAGCATCAATCAGTTCTCTAACAATACCAGCATCAGGATCACCCGAAAACTCTTTCAGCACAGCAACAGCCGTAACCAACTCAGCATCAGTAAACACTAAAGACCTTTTTCAAGCAGAAACAACTTAGCTTTAGCCAAAGCCAAGAAATCAGTTTCATCTTTTACCTCAACGGCTTCGCTGGCAGGTTCAACACCAGCAAGCTTGTCAACGACCTCACGAATAGCGTCAGCCTGTTCAGGAAGCAAATCAGCCCCAGACTCAAGTTTCTCAAGCGACTCGGCCAACAGTTCAGGGTTGATTGAACGCAGTTCGCGAATAAAAGTTGACCCAGCAGTTCCCTCATACGCCGGTGCAGTAACTAGGCTCACTTCGTAAAGAGTGACATCCTGCAAAGTTCTGGTCGAACCATCGCTAGACCAAGAGTCTTTTTTGACGCTGAAACCAAAAGACATCGAATCAATCAAACCTGTTTTGACCATTTCCCTGATGTCGTTGCCTCTGGAAGTTGATGGTAGGGTAGCCACAACTTTTAGGCCACGCTCATCCTCAGACAGTTGCAATGATCCGTTACGGGTCGAAGCTAAAGGTTCATCGGTGTTGTGATTCCACAAAAGCATCATGCGGTTGCGTGACTTGAGAGAACGATTGAACGCACCAGGTGCAATGATTTCGGTGAACGGCAACGGCTCGCTCGGTGAATTGAACACAGCAGCGTAACCCTCAAAAGTGTTCCCATCACCAACAGCACGAATCTCTGAATGAATGGTGCGAAGTTCACGCCCACCCAAAGCACGAGCCTCAGGTGTGTCACCCTCAAGTTTGGCTTTGATTACATAGGCTGCTGTAAGCCACTTATTCTCAGTCATAAACACTCCTGCATCTAGTTTATTGCTTTCAGCGTTACGCTGACTGTCGTCATTGTCGGCTAGACCATTTACCCATGACTGTCCTGCGTCACCACCCCAAGCATCCCAAGCCACACGACCTGGTGTTGGGTAGTTGTCCTCACCGCTGTTGAAACCTGTTGCTTGTTTGTCAACTTCGTGGCGAGCGAAATAAGAACGCATACGAGCCACAGTCACATCGCTTACAGGTTCACCATTAGCCAACTGTGAAGCCCTACGGCGACCAACATCAGTAAACCCTGACCCAGCCTTGCCGTCAGCAATCCACTCCAAAGCCCTACGAGCTGCGTTTCTTACTCCTTGCGGTGGAGTGTAGGTGGCTCTTGCTTCAACGGCTCGGTCGCCGAGTTCACCCACAAACTCCTCATCCTCACTCAAACTGATTGCCAAAGCCTGATCAATGGCATCCTGTTTAGTTTTTTGACAGGCAACAAGTTCGCCATCGGCTTTCACAACGGCCCACCCTGCACAGTCAGGTGATTTATCTGAAATGTAGTAAGGCATTACTCGTTGCTTTCCACAGCGGTTTGGTTGTAACCAATAACTTGACCTGTTGCCGTGTTTATGACTTCCCAAGTGTGCAGTCCGTCAATGATGCCAATGTAGTTGAGTGTTGTTTCGATTGGTTCGCTCATTATGATAACCTCGCCCAGATTGAGGAAGCGGAATTAGATAAAGACGTTATTGTATTGCCGACAGCAAATGAATTTGGAGTCAATGTGGTGGTTGAAGTTTTACTTACATAAAGTTTAGGAGTCAGCGGTTGCAATACGGCATCTATGTTTTGAGTAGTTGAAATTAGATAAGGTGCGGTAGTGCCAACCCATGTCATTCCTACTGCATAACGTTGTCCAGCTTGAAGTTCATATGTTGCTGGGTATCCTAATGATGTATCGAAAGAACGTGCATATAAAGTAGTTGCGGAAGCAAAAGTTGTTGTATCGTTTGCGGTTACAGCCACCAAAGTCAATGTTGTTTCGTCAAACGTATATAAACCATAAGCACAATAAGTCGTTGATGTCGAAGCACCACTTTGACCTGTAGCCATAGTGATTGTTGAAATGGTTTGATTTTGTAATGGCGTGAAAGTTGCTGCTGTAAAACCTCCGCTGGTTCTCAAGTTTCGTGTAGTGCCGATATTACGAGCCGCCACAGGAACTTCTAATACATTAGACGGCGAACCTAAACGCAGGTTTAGATTTGCAGTATCAGGTTTCGCATCTAAGTCAGTTGTCAGGTCAGTGACCTGCGACTGAGCAATAGTAGATGCATTCTTCCACAAAGAAGTTGCACTGTCATATTTCAGCAGATCGTTATCAGCAGGTGTTTCAACTTCCACATCATGCAACCACTCAAGGTGGAAGTTACCCGGAAAAATACGGACTGCGATTTGTCCAGTAGATGCGTGTCTAACTGTAATGAAAGCGACATCCAAATCGTGTCGTGGTCTGACATTGGTTAGTTTTCCTGCAACAGTTGGGTGAGCGTAAAGAACGTCGCCTTCAGCCCAAGTTTCATCACCAACAGCCAAAGCAGAAGCAACGTTGCCCCTAGTGTCAAGTCCTGTAAGAGTTCCAAAACTCATGACTTCACCATTAACACCATTAGAAATATTTGCGGTTGCCATACCCATTACACGAAGTTCTGAGTCTTGTAAACCTGTAACCACAAAAGGAGCAACATCAATGCGACCGCTAGGTTCTGCACCAGTAGCTGATACTAGCGTTCCCTTAGGGATTGTTGAGCCAGTATTGTTTCTAACTAGGTAGTAAGTTTTTTCAGCGTAGTTGTCAACCCATTGCGTGTTGTAATCTGTGCCATCCACCTTAGATAGAATTTGCCCAGCGGTTCCACCTGAAGCAACCCCAGCACCAGTAGCACCTGTCGCACCTGTTTTAACAAAATTAAATGAGTAGGTCGTGCCACCAACTGGAATATCCCCAGAAACCCAAGCCACTGGAATCTTATAGTAGCCACTAGCCGCTGTCACTGCTCCTGTAACAGAGAAAATAGTGCTAAGACCAACAGAAATGTTACTGGTATTAATAACAATCTGACCCCTGGCATCGTCATCCCAAGTCTGATACCACGCTGTTTGGTCTCGTGCACCAACCGATTGGTTGTCAATATACATGAATGTGGCTGAAGCAATGGTTGAGCTATTAAATCGGAAAGTTGCACTACCTGGGTCAGAGTCTGTTGTTGAACTGTTGAAGGTGTATCTAATTCCACCAACTAAACCGTCAGCTCCAGTATCTCCAGTATCGCCCTTGTCGCCCTTAGCACCAGTAGCCCCAGTCGCTCCAGTAGCACCAGTCGCCCCCTGTGCACCTTGTGGCCCTTGCGATCCCTGTGGCCCACTAAAACCAACCTCAACAGTTGCCGAAGTTTCAGTCACATTCACATCAACAGAAGTTTCAGAAACACTTACAGTAGTGTCCGACCCCTCAACATTTACAACAACCTGACTCATCTAGTGATCTCCGGTGTGTGAACCCAAGTCCCTTGCAACAAGCGAGTGACAGTCCCAGAAGTCGTCAATTCCAAATCATACAAATACTGTCCAGCAGTAATAGCAGCCGTAGCAGTAGCAGCCACCGACACAAGAATCGTGCCAGCAGTTCCACCCAAAGTAATGCCAGAACCCGAAGTCAAAGACAACACAGTAGAACTGTCGTATTGTTCACGCACCTGCAAAGCTGCTGTGTAACCACCCAAGTTCACCGCAGTCCCACCGATACTGTAAGTAAAAGTGCGACTAAAAGTTGCACCTTGTGGGCAAGTGATGTTGTAAATACCAGGCTCAACCATTAGTTCACTCCATAAACTGACTCAGGATTTGCAGGGTCAATCTGTGCAACCTGCTGAAGTTGTGTAGATGGCAAACCGGTATGAGCAACCGCAGGTAAACCAAGCGAAACCAAAACATCATTCGGGTTGAAACCAGCATTGATAAGTTTCTGTGCCATGTTGATTTTCATGTCATCAGCAGTCAAACCAGCAGCAACCAAATCAATGTTCGCCAAAGGAACACGATGAGCGTCACCACCCTCAACGGCTGGCAAGTCCTCCAAGGCCAAAGCCTGATTGACGCTAAAAATACCTGCCTGAGTCAAAGTCGAATAAGCAGCAGCTCTTGACGCAAGATCGCCACGCAACAAAGCATTGAAGTTGAACTTGATGAACGCTGTTTCAACCTGAATCAAACGACTGTAAGCCCACTCAATTTTCTCAAGTATTGGCCTCAGCGTGTGAGAAATGAACTGTAAGTTGTTCTGTTCCACAGACGCATAACTTTGAGTGCCAGGCACACCCAACATGTTCAACGGAATGTTGAACGAGCGAGCGATTTCCTCAACAACGAAACGGCGCGACTCCAACACCTGCGACTTCTCAGGGTCAAGACTAAGGTTCTGTGCAGTTGCACCACCCGTCAAAATACCAGCCTTGTGAGCTTTACGGAAACCCTTGTGGCGACTATTGAAACCATCAATCAAATCTTTAGCCTGAGTATTAGTCATGCTCGGTGGTGCAGAAATAATCACATCGCTAGACAAACCATTAGCAAAGAACCTGCCAGCGAAACCCTGCAAAGCAAACGCAATACCCAAAGACTCTTTCAGCTTGTCCACACGGCTCAAACCAATAAGCGAACCAGGCACAGCCAAATCAACAATGTGGATTACATCATCAGAAGTTAGTGGTTGCTTCTCGCCTTGCACTTTGAAAATCTTGCGACCATTAGTTGAACGAGTAACCTCAACAGTTGTTGGGTCAAGAACAACAAGGTTCACAACCTCACCATTGCCATCGCGAAAAATGCGTGTGTAACTGTTGCCGTAAACCAGCAACGAAGTAACCAACTGACCATAATGTGCTTGACGAGTCATGTCCACATCAGGTTGGTCAATCCAAACCGGCTTAGGTCGGAAAGGTCTACGCTCGCCATTGAAACGAATAAACGCATCAACAGGCAAAGTCGAAATAGTGTCACTAATCAAACTGACCGCTGAAAAGAATGCTGTAATACCAAAAGCAGAGTTGCCGTTTACAATAACACCAGACTCGGTTAGTGAATCAATGTCACCACCGCTACCCCAAACAGTTTGAAAACTTATTGCACGATTCTCAGACTTGAACACTATTTACTCTTTTCAAGTTCAAAACCAATATAGAAAAGGGTCGCACCGAAAGCGATTAGACCTGCTGGAACATAAAACAAAGCAATGCCACAGGTGGCAACCACAAGACCAGCAATTTGAAAAATAGTCGCAAGCATCAGACCTCACATAATGAACTGTGGAACAACCACTTGTTCAATCTTACCAACCGCTCGGTCATAGGCAACAATGGCAGCCACAGCTGCGTCAATGCGTCTATTACTGTTGCGGTTCTCTTTCACAATACGCACACCCAGATTGTCTTTTTTCACAACAGCATTATCCAAGTGACGAGCCAGCAACGGATCACCATTGTGCTTCAACCGACCCTCAACAACCGCATCATAAAACTTGGCACACGCAGTCACCATACGGCGTGGTGAAGTCGTAGGCCACTCCACAATAGGAATGCCGTTATCAGCCATAACTTCCATGCTTCGTTGCCAACGGAAAGGGTCACAAACAACCTCACGCACCTTGTAGGTTGAACAGAACTGTGCAATAGCTGTTTCAGTATCCTGAATGTTCACACGCCAAGTATCGTCAGCGTCAACAGGTTTTTCCCAAGCCTCAACCAAAAAAATGTGTGGAGTTTCATCAACAGTTGCCGGTATCGAACAACCAACAATAACTGTGCAGTCACCACTAAACGAACCATCAAAACCAAGAATGTATTCGGCATCAGGGTCAAGTTCCCAACCCTCAACACAATCAGTCCACGAACCATTAGGCAACCAACTGACCTGCGA